GTGAACCGTGGGGCTACAGAAAACCGCCTCTGCGTCTACCGCATTGAACGTAACGAGGATGGTAGCAACCCTGAGATATTCGTGGAGGAAGCGTGATGAAGTTTGACTATAAAAAGTATAAGCCCGCCTTCCTTGGAGTGTATCTGTTTATGTCTTTCCTAATGTGGGCGTATTTTATCGCCTCTGCCTTAGAAGCCCCTGAACAGTATGACCTTGGTGATGCGATCGTTAGGGGGTGGGTACTTTCACTACTATGGCCCCTACTTGTCACGGTAGAACTCATGCGCAGGGTGCTATTCTAAAACAGGAGAGACAGATGAGTGACAGATGTTTACTGTAGAGTTTGAACCAGAGTGTTCAGTCATAACTTGCCTTGACAATCATGATGCCTTTGATGATGTTGAGGTAGTAGTATGCGAGGACAACTCAGTGTTTATTGTACAACACATGTTAGATGTAGACGATACAAACATAATCTACATGTCCTACCAACAACTCACTGAGATTGCAGCTGCTCTTGACATGCCTGAAGGGGCTTACATACTAGGAAATAAAGGAGATTGAAATGATCTATGGACTATACGTTTTTGCTATCATGTATTCACTTGGAGCTATACTTCTCCTTGCTATTACAGAAGCAGCAGAGGAAGACAATCCTAATGCTGACTTGAATCTAGCCTTGCTCTGGCCTTACATTGCTGTTAGAGTAATCCTTGAACGGATTGTGAACGGCCCATACAAGGATGATGAATGATGCGGTGCTACATTTGCAATGCTATGACAACAGACAACGAGATATACTGGGAAGAGGACAGACAGGACTGGTCACCATGTCCTAAGTGTATCGCCAAGGTAAAGGAGGCACAGAATGTCGAGCTTTTCGATGGACTACGAACACAAGAAACACCAGCCATGCCAAAGCTGCGGGAGTAGTGACGGAGCATACCCCTACGAGGATGGTATCTACTGTCATGTCTGCAAGACTAAAACATTTAATGATGATGGAGACACACAAGTGACAGAACAAAAGACACTACCACCTATTCGGGGTAAGATCATGGCTGTCCCTAGCCGTGGACTAAACAAGGCAACAGCTGAGAAGTATCGTGCTCTTACCTCAGACGATAAGATCAGCCTGCTCTACACAACAGAGGGTAAGGTCACCTCCTTTAAGGAACGGGGTCTATCTGAGAAGACATTCAAGTTCAACGGCCCAGCGCAGACAGACTTGTTTGGACAGTCAGCCTTCTCTAAGGGTGGTAAGTCAGTCACCATTACTGAGGGTGAGTTCGATGCAATGGCTGCTTATCAGATGCTCTATATGTCTGAGCCTTGTGTCTCTGTTATCAACGGATCATCTGGTGCAGTGAAGGACTGTAAACGTAACTACGAGTGGCTTGATAGTTTCGAGAAGATCAACATTGCATTTGACAACGACAAGGCAGGGCAGGATGCAGCTATGGCAGTAGCTGAGTTGTTTGATCCCCGTAAGGTTCGTCTTGTTACCATGACCCTCAACGATCCTAATGACTACATCAAGCAGGGGCGTGAACGAGACTTCATTGATGCACACAAGAAGGCTGCTCCCTTCACACCTGATGGTATCCTTGCTGGTTCATCCCTCTACGATCTAGTATCAACACCACCTGAGTATGACTGTGTTCCTTATCCCTTCTCTGGTCTCAACAGAATGACTAAGGGTCTACGAACAGGGGAGCTGATCACGTTTGTAGCTGGTACAGGTGTTGGTAAGACACAGGTGATGCGAGAAATACTTTACTCACTGATCCAACAGGACAAGGGTAACGTAGGGACACTCTTCCTAGAAGAACCTGTAAGGGATACAGGTCTAGGTATGATGTCTATCCAAGCAGAGAAACCACTACATCTAACAGATACAATCTACACTAAGGAAGAATTTGATAATGCGTATGAGAGCACTCTTGGAACTGGTCGGGTCTTTCTCTATGATTCTTTTGGCAGCAATTCTGTGGAACGTATTGTTAGCATGGTTCGTTATCTAGCACGTTCATGTGACTGTAAGTTTATCATCTTGGATCACATCAGTATCGTTGTATCAGATCATGCCAAGGATGAACGTAAAGCACTGGATGAGATTGCTACCAAGCTAAAGACCTTGACAGTAGAACTAGATATCTGTTTGATTATGGTGTCACACCTTAACCGTGACAAGAACCGTAAGCCTCCAGAAGAGGGTGGGACTATCAACCTGCAAGACATTCGAGGGACAGCAGGTATTGGTCAACTCTCTAACATCATCATTGCCTTGGAACGTAACACACAGGCAGACGATGAACTCGAACGTAACACTACTCGTGTTCGTGTAATCAAGAACCGTTTCACTGGTGAGACAGGGGTGGCTGATAGCCTGACATACTCCCGCCACACTGGTAGACTTAAAAGCTACGAAGGATAAGACATGGCTAGAGCATCAATAGTAGACTATAACATCATGGGTCATACGTATATGTCAGAAGGGGACTACCACTGGGTACTAGTAGACAGCACAGATTCCTTAAAAGAAGCAAAGAAAGTCTTAAAGGAAATAGAGAAAGATAATGACATAGGGGAGTACATCGATTTCAGAATTCAAGAAGTTGTAACAACAATAGTAGGATAGAAACAATGGAAGTAGTATTCGATATTGAGACAGACGCATTGGATGCTACCGTCATTCACGTTCTCGTAGCTAAGCGTGTAGGCCAGAAAGGTTTCTATGTTGTCCGAGATGCTGAGACATTCAAACGTCTAGCTAAACAGGTAACACTCTGGATCGGCCACAACGTGATCGGTTTCGACATACCTCAGATCAAGAAACTCTGGGGCTATGAGATACCTCTCAAGGATGTAGCAGACACTCTCGTCATGTCTCGTTTGTCAGACCCTACCCGTAAGGGTGGTCATAGTCTGGATGCTCTATCAGGTAACGAGAAGATAGACTTCCATGACTTCTCTACCTACACCCCTGAGATGCTAGCCTACTGTAAACAGGACGTAGCTATCAACGAGAAGGTTTACCTACAACTTAAGGAGGAACTCAGCAACTTCGGTAAGGCTTCAATCCAACTAGAACACCAGATGCAAGCCATCGTATGTGAGCAAGAGAAGAATGGATTTATGCTTGACACTGATATTGCAGAGGAAATCTACACCACATGTCTACGAGAGACTAACCGTATCGAAGCAGAGATCAAGGAGTTCATGGTTCCTATCGCTGTCCCTGTCAAAGAGGTGATCATCAAACGTAAGAAGGATGGTTCTATCTACTCCAACCAACTACTTGAGGGTTGCAATGTACAGGGAGACTATACCAAGATAGCTTGGGAGGAGTTCAACCTAGGCTCACCTGTTCAGGTTAACAAACGTCTAGACAGGTTGGGTTGGAAGCCCACAGTTAAAACCAAGTCAGGTAACTCATATAAGATTTGTCCTGAGAACCTCGCCACAATCCCTGACACAGCCCCTGAGGCCGTTAAAGGACTGAAGGCATGGAAGGTACTAGAGACACGGTGGAAGCTCGCACAGGAGTGGCTACAGAAGTCACAGGAGACAGGTAGGGTACATGGTAGAGTTATCCTTACTGGTGCAGTAACACACAGGGCCGCACACCAAGGTCCAAACATGGCAAACATTCCTTCCGTACCACACGGTAAGGATGGTATCCTCTGGAAGATGGAGGGTATGTACGGTGCAGAGTGCAGGCAAGCATTCAAAGTACCAGAAGGTAAGTTGCTAGTGGGTACAGATGCTGCAGGTATTCAGCTGCGTGTCCTTGCTCACTACATGAATGACCCTATCTATACTGAACAGGTCATTGATGGTGACATCCACACCTTTAACAAGGAAGCGCTGGGCAGGTACTGTAAGGATCGTCCCACTGCTAAGACATTCATCTACGCCTTCCTGCTCGGTGCAGGTACTGGTATGATTGCTAGTATTCTAGGCTGTAACAACCGTCAGGCTAATGAAGCAATGGCTAACTTCTACGAGGCTATTCCGTCCCTCAAGAAGCTTAAGTCACAGGCATCACAGGCAGCGAGCATGGGGTGGATGAAGGGATTAGATGGTCGTGTGCTACGAATAGGTAGTGACCACCTAGCATTGTCTGTTTACCTACAGGGTGGGGAGACAGTTATCATGAGGTTAGCCAATGTATTCTGGCAACGACAAGCAAAGAAGGAGGGGATTAACTTTAAGCAGTGTGCATGGGTTCACGACGAATGGCAAACAGAAGTCGATGAAGATCAGGCCCAGCGCCTTGGAGAGATACAGGTACAGGCTATCAAGGATGCAGGTACTTTCTTTAAACTAAACTGCCCGATGGATGGAGAAGCAAAAATCGGGAAGAACTGGCTAGAAACGCATTGACACCACATTGTGTGTAATGTACAATAATCAAACAGACCAACGCCATAAGGAGATAAACATGGCCGACAAGAAAATCGTACTGAAGAACGTAGAAGTAAGCTGGGCAAAGTTGCTGGAGGCAGGCCTCAAGTATAAGTCAGAGACAGAGTATGAGTTCTCTGTATCAGTCAAGGCTAACGACCAGCTGCGTGATCTGATGAAGTCCTTCAAGCTCAACAAGCAGTTCAAGACTAAGGACTCTACATTTGATGGTGAAGAGTTTATCAACCTCACACTAGACACACGTACAAAGAGTGGTTGGGTTCGTCACGGTGAAGTCTTCGATGAGTTTGGTGATCCAACTAAAGACCTGATTGGTAACGGTTCCAAGATGAACCTGTTCGTAAGTATCGGTCAGAGCAGCTATGGTAACATTATCAAGCTTGGTCACCTCGAAGACATGGACATGGAGAGTAAGGAGATGATGTTCCACTTCGGTCAGGTCATGGAACTCGTACCATTCGAAGCACCGTCAGCTGTTATCAAGAAAGAGAAACAGATCAACGAGTCAGTAGAAGCTTCTGCAGATGACGAGATGGAGATTCCGTTTGGTTGATTACCTAGTCACCAAGAAAGGAGATGAGTTGGAGGGGCTGTCCTTGCCCCTTCACTCTATCGAAGAAGAAGGGGTAGTACTCCTCTATGATGGTGATCTTTTTCTTTACTCACACGACGATGTAGAGGAAGACTACTACGTAGATCAAGGTCCACTACCTGAGGATGCTGAGGCCAGAAAGAACATACCTGTTTACTCTGGTTTCTTTAAGTACTTCCCTGATGCTATTGTAGCTGTCTCTCACCTATCTCTGATCGGAGGTATCCAACACGGTCAGACACGAGAGACACTGCACTGGGATAGAAGTAAGTCTACCGACCATACTGACGCCCTGTTACGGCATCTTCTTGAAGAGGATTGGGCAGCTGTTGCATGGAGAGCATTAGCTCAACTACAGAAGTCCATAGAAGAAGAAAGGAAATACGATGACTGAGGAAACCAAGAGCATTGATACCCTGATTGATGACATCTACTCTGTCTTCACTGATGGTTACAGTAAGTCTCCTGACAACGAGAAACTGATTGATGCTTTTGGTGAAGCCATGAAGGGCTTGATGAGGTCTCGTTTGACACCACGGGAGAGTTCAGGTGGTACTCTTCGACTGTCAGCTATCGGTAAACCCGCACGACAACTGTGGTACGATAGCCGAGGGGTAGAGAAGCCTGACTTTACTGGAGACCAACTACTCAAGTTCTTCTACGGTGACGTTATCGAAGAGGTTCTTCTTACTCTAGCTAAACTTTCTGGTCACAGTGTGACAAATGAGCAACAGAAAGTAGTAGTCGCAGGCATTACAGGACACATGGACGCAGTGATTGATGGTCATGTGATTGATGTTAAGTCTGCCTCAGCTACTGCCTTCAAGAAGTTCGATCAGGGTTCTCTAGTATTTGATGATCCATTTGGTTACATGCACCAGATCGCAGCATACTCAGAGGCAGTAGAGGGTAACAAGGGTTCAGGGTTCTTAGCTATGAACAAGGTTGATGGTAAACTAACCCTCTTCCAACCTGACCCTGACTTCTTACCTGACACACAGGAACGAGTAGACTATCTCAAGGAAGCCTTGGCCTCTGACACACCACCAGAACGGTGTTACGAGGAAGTAACTGAGACTAACGGGAACAAGAAACTCCCTATGGGTTGTGCCTTCTGTTCCTTTAAGAAGGAGTGTTGGAAGGATGCTAACAATGGTTCAGGTCTTCGGGGTTTTGGGTATAGCTTTGGGACTGTGTATCTTACACATGTCGAGAAAGCCCCCAGAGTAGGGGAAGTGGATGTTGAATAGTAAGAGTTCAACTAGGAAGAGAGCACTCAAGGCTGGTTATCGTTCTGGCCTTGAGGAACAAACAGCAAAAGACTTGAAGAAACGTAAGGTTCTGTTTACTTACGAAGAGACAAAGATCAAGTGGTTAGATAGTAAGGTGCGGACATATACTCCCGACTTTGTATTACCTAACGGTGTGATCGTTGAGACCAAGGGCAGGTTCGTAGCAGCGGACAGACGTAAGCACTTGGAGATACAGAAACAATTTGGAACACTGTATGATATCCGATTTGTTTTCACTAACAGCAAAGCAAAGCTTTACAAAGGGGCCAAGTCCTCTTATGCTGATTGGTGTAACAAGCACGGTTTCTTATACGCAGACAAGACCATACCTGAGGATTGGTTAAATGAATGAAGACCTAGTTACCCGTATCGTTGATAGGTTTAGTATTGCTGAACTGGCAGAGGTTGTAGGTATTACTCCTCGTATGTTCATTGATGCCTTTGAAGACGAGATACTTGATAACCTGACAGCCTTGGCGGATATAGACCAAGGGTTTGTAATAGAGGATGATGACGATGAATATGAATGACTACCAACAACAGGCTGTAGAGACAGCTATCTACCCTAGCACAGCACAGGTTACCTACCCTGCTATGGGTTTGGCTAACGAGGCGGGAGAGGTTCTGGGTAAGGTAAAGAAGATCATTCGGGATGGTACGTTTAACCGTGATGATATCGCAGATGAACTTGGGGATGTTCTCTGGTACGCAGCTGCACTAGCCCGTGACCTTAACACTGACCTGTCTGCCATTGCCCAACGTAACTTGGATAAGTTAGCCAGTCGTAAGGAACGTGGTACACTTAAGGGTAGTGGTGATAAACGATGACATGGTTCTGGAGATACATTAACTACCTAGCTACATGGCGGGAACATCGTAAGGTCATTAAGCAACTCAATAAGTTTAGTGACAGGGAACTACGGGACATCGGGATCACACGGGGTGATATTGATAGACTGGTGTGGCTCAAAGAAGATAAAGACGCAAGCGGAAGAGAAACAAAATGAATAACTATCAAGAAGTATCAACACGAGCAGAGGTTGTAACACGGCGCACGTACAACCGTCCACTTAACGATGAAGGCACTGTGTTCGAGACATGGGCACAAACAGTAGACCGTGTGATCGACCACCAACGATGGCTCTGGGAACGTCAACAACGTGCGGAGTTAAACGAGAAACAATCAGCAGAACTTACAGAGCTTCGTCAGCTTATGCTTGACCGTAAGGCTACTACATCAGGCCGTACACTCTGGCTAGGTGGTACAGACGTAGCCAAGAAACGTGAGGCATCTCAGTTTAACTGTAGCTTCGGAAACGTAGAGACAGTTCATGACGTTGTAGATGCTCAGCACCTTCTGCTACAGGGTTGTGGCGTAGGTTTCTACCCATCTGTGGGTATCCTCAGTGGCTTTACTGCTCCTGTTGAAGTACAGGTTGTACGTTCAGAGAAGCAGAAGTCTGATCCAAAGGGAGCAGAGGACAACGTAGAAGCCTTCTATCAGGAAGACGGTAAGTCAGTATGGGAGGTTGTCGTAGGTGACTCAGCTGAGGCTTGGGCTAAGTCCTTTGGTAAGCTTGTAGCTATGAAGAAGCGTGTAGACATTATGCGTCTCAACTACCGTGAAATCCGTGCTGCTGGTATGCGCTTGAAGGGTTACGGCTGGATTAGTTCTGGTGATTCCGACTTGTCTGTAGCTCAGACAGCTATCTGTGGTATCCTCAATGATCGTGCAGGTCAGCTGCTACGTCACATGGATATCCTTGATCTGTTGAACCACATGGGTACAGTCCTGTCTTCACGCCGTAGTGCAGAGATTGCTGTACTCCCTGTGACTAACCCAGAGATTGATGCCTTTATCTCAGCCAAGAAAGACTTCTGGTTGCATGGCAATGAGCATCGTCAACAGTCTAACAACTCAATCATGTTTGACACCAAGCCTACAAAGTGGGAACTGTCTTACATCTTTGATAAGATTGTAGAAGCAGGTGGCTCAGAACCAGGATTTATCAATGCTGAGGCTGCTCGTAAACGTGCCCCGTGGTTCAAGGGTGTTAATCCCTGTGCTGAAATCCTCTTGGGTAACAAGAGCTTCTGCAACCTTGTAGAGGTAGACTGGGGTAAGTTCCTTGGTGATCACGGTGGACTTGAACGTGCTGTGTGGCTTGCTGCCCGTGCTAACTATCGTCAGACATGTGTGAACCTTGATGATGGTGTACTGCAGCGTTCATGGCATGAGCTTAATGAGTTCCTACGTCTCTGTGGTGTTGGTGGTACAGGCATTGTTAAGTTCCTTGATCACTATACAGGTCGTAACAATGTAGCTTCTATGTTGCAGTCTCTACGTGCTCAGGCACACAAGGGTGCTAACTCAATGGCAGAAGAGTTTGGTACTCCTATGCCTAAGGCTGTCACTACTGTTAAGCCCTCAGGTACACTGTCTAAGATCATGGACACTACAGAGGGTGTACACAAGCCGCTTGGTAAGTACATCATCAACAACATCACGTTCTCCAAGGATGATCCAATCATTGCTTCACTTGAGGCAGCTGGATACAAAGTCTTTGAGAAGCCGTTTGAACCCTCAAGCAAGCTTGTAGCTATGCCTGTGTGTTATGATGATGTTAGCTTTGATGAGGTAGAGACAGATCGGGGTACAGTACATGTTAACCTAGAGTCAGCAGTAGAACAGTTAGATCGTTACAAACTGTTGATGGACAACTATGTAGACCACAACTGTTCAGTCACAATCAGCTATGACCCATCCGAGGTTCCAGCTATCATTGACTGGATTCTGACTAACTGGGATACATACGTAGGTGTTTCATTCATCTATCGTAATGACCCTACCAAGACTGCAGAAGACTTGGGCTATGCCTACCTTCCACAGGAAGTCATCACAGAGGAGGCCTATGTTGCGTATACATCACAGCTTAAGCCT